TTTTTTTTTTTTGATTAATACATAACTACATTTAATTTTTCTCCTTGCAACATCAATCACTATGTTACAAGATCATTTCCATTACACTTAATCACAACCTCAAAAAGGGCTCTTCCCATTGGGGCGGGTCACTAATAGTGCCATCTTTCAGTCAGTCCCAAGAATCACTTGTGAGTAATTGTACTTCCACTAAAACAAATGTAATCCTAGGTGTTACCTTGCACCCACCTAGGACGTATTGAACGTTCTGTGCAAGAGCACCCCATACCAACATTTTTAAACCCTCAGGTCGTTCGCATGGGGATGCAGATCATTTGTTTTAGTTACATAATTTATGCAGAAGAAACTTCTTCTCCATTTTCATCAAACTTGACAACAACAGAAGCATTACTCTCACTAACTGATTGTACAGTTTGTGATGGAGTGCTGGTGGTATTTAAATTTTTAGCCTTAGCAATCGTGTTGCCAGACAACCATGTTGTGTCATCTTTAAAAGCATTCACACCCTTTTTAAACTCTTTGTAAATAGGGTCATTCTTATCGACCTCTATACCACAAGTGTAAACAATAAACTCTTTGTCGGGTGACATACCAGGTGTTATTTGCACATGGCTACCATAAAGCATAGCAGCAGGGGTGGGCAACAAAGTGGCTAATTGCGGAAAATTGCCACCTGTACCTTGATCAACCATGTATTTAGTACCAAAATTAACAGTGTCGCTCCTCTGACCAAAACACTGCTCAATGCCTTCGTCCTTTGTTGGAATGCGTTTCCACCAATGCTTAGACATTTGATCTTTTTGCACAGCCTGTGTTTCTTTTTGGCTGTTTCTGGTACTAGAATTGGACCTGCTCCTAGGCTGTCTCTGAGGTTTAGGGTTGGAGTTCAACTTTTCGTCCAAAAGCTTGGACAACAAATTTGACAAGTCATTCTTTGTAACATACTGATCACCCTTAGGTTGCTGATCGGAAAATGTAACACGCTTTTGAGACGTGTCACGGCTCCTAGATTGACTTCTGGAGCGAGATCTTGCTCTAGATTGTCGCACAACCTCCTCCTTACTGTCATTTAACAGCTTAACACCCAATGGTTGCTTTCCCTGTCTAATTTTCACCTCCATGGCTGGTGTGCTTTCAGGTCTATCACCAAAGCGCACAGGATTATGATCTGCTTCTTTAGTGGCAACCCAAACTACTCCTTCTTGCTGTTCACCAAAGGCTAGTATTTTGTGAGGCCCAGTGCCAGTGTAATAAAAGAAGGCTCTGGGTTGCAGATCAACACGTTTTCCTTTGTTGACTCTGAAACGGGTTTGGATATTCCAATACCCATGTTGCTCTTGCTTTGTACCTTTACCAATGGGAACGGAATTAGTGTTAATCAGGTCACCAAGGTCTTTACCAACTTCAAATTCTAGAGGGTTAAACCATGAAAGCGGCATAGTCTTACGGTCTTTACTCTTAGACCTGGATCGTCTCTGCTGGGGTTTATTCTTTTGTTCTTCCGCTTCAACGCGGTCAGCCCAGCTTTTTCCCGACATGATTTTAATTTAGAGTTCTTAAAGCATATGATAAATATCATCTCTATCATTACTGTTTTTAGAAACAGTTCTTGCATTATAATTTCCTGCAGTTCTTGGTACATAATTAACCCAAAAGGTGGACCCATCACCACCAAGACCAAAATTGGCTTGGTCTCGGACATAAACAACAGTTTTACTAGGTGCTGCCACAGCCACCTTGGATGGGAGCCCGTCTCTAGTAAAATGTTGTTTAATCCTGACACCGTCTACAACCAAATCGCCTTTAACACAAGACAAAACAACAACACTAGGGATGTTGTGAATGGGTAGACAGTGGCTCAAGTCTTTTGAATCCACACACAATATAAATGTAGTGTTAGGGGACCAAGACCACATGGAAAACGTTCTACGATACAGTCGAAGGCTATTGATGAAATACATCAACAGAAAAATCAAACTTACAACAGCCAACACAATAGAAAATGCAAAGAACAACCAATTAGAACCATAGTTGACATATGCATTATAAACTCCTAGAGCCGCTGTAAGGGGCCACAATATCCAGATAATGACCATCTTGACTGTATATATTAATTTGGAAACTCTAATGTAACCAAATTGTAGAACTGCTAACACAAGTAATAGTACAATATTAATAGTAAAATTCCACTCTTTGAGTGTTTGCACAATGACTTCATTGCTCGTACAATTTGAACTATCTGTCATTTTGGTTTAGACCAAGCAAACATCCTGTGTGGGTATTACTTGTTTATAAACTCTAGAAATTGTTTTGTAGCCTTTAACACCTGGTACTATTATAATTTTATTGCAGCAAGACAATGCCTTACAACAAAGGTTTATAGTACTGAGTATGGCTACAGAAATAATAAGTAAGACGGTAAGTGCGACCAATAATAAGATCACATTTATAATTGTACCGTCGTCATTAATAAAAGGGTGGAAACTCATTTTTTGTGAGTCAACTCGTAAAGTCTCTCATTAACTATTTTAAGTTTAGTTGAGATAATTCCTAGGTTCCTGTCTGTGTATTTAATACAATACCACTGGTAACCTAAATAAATGGCACAAAGTCTGGTCATAGTATCTGTCTCTTGTTGCTCGTTTTCAAAATCGTCACAATACAAACAAGAGATAAGTGGGACAGTGACAATGGTAATCCTGTCTCTAACGTTACCAAACCTTGTTACATAATCCCTACTAGGGGCCCCTTTTGTATAAAAATCTATTTTTGAAGGTTGAAACTCGAAGAACATAAGTGGTTCAACAATTTTTGTGTCAACCTCCATAATTTTCTCATCGGGCCCGTTGTATGGGTTATTATTAATTTTTAAATGTGCAATAAATTTGTCTCTGGACTCACACCGAATGCCCCATGAACATAAAAATTGCTGAAACCTTTGGTGAACGTGCTTTAAACCTCCAACAGTTAAAGCAACATGTTCTAAATTATTACCAAAACGACAGCAACCAGTAAACCACAGTTTAGAATTTTCTAACAATGACTGTAAATATGGCAAGGACTTTTCCACAGTGATAACATCACATGGGTCTAGATCCAATGCTAGAAGTGTCACATGCATATTTCTATTAAACTGATTGCCAATACCTAGAATGTCAGCAGCATCACGCACTACTTTAAGAGTGCCGGAATTAAGTCCGATAGTGATGTAATGCGTGACAGTTCTAATTTTCATTTTGGTTTAGATCAATATCAATAAAGGCGGGGTTGTCTTTGCCTACTACAATATTGGAGACAACAACACCACCAGGGGTATACACATAAATTCGTTCACCACTTTCAAGAGTCAAACAATTAGCAAGGATTAGTGTAAAATTTTTAGCACCAATCACTACGATATCATTGGGTGCGTTAATAACATCAACACGAACGTTGCCATAACTAACAAACCCTGGGCCTCCGTACAGACACACCAATGGTGTGTAGTCAGTAAGGGATTTGTATGGCAACCATGCTGTGTGTACTCTCATAATAGTAGGTGTGTTGTAGAGAATAATGTAGGGTGTTCTTAATAACAAACTTTGATACAGCCTGTAAAATAAATTACAACCCAATATTATGCCCAATAATGGTCCATTAACATAATCACCAGCATAACATAACATGGGCATGTAAATAAATAACAAACCGCATTTCAAACCAAGGAGACAACTGGCTGCGACTTTGTTTTGGGTTTTATACAAACTAAGAAAAATGCATATGAAACCCCAAAAAGTAAACATAGTGACTGTAAAACTATTTTTAAAACTTTGCATGTCACTCTGCATACTAACAGCAACAGCCTGATCCACATTCTTAAGACAAGAATTATGGTTGTCAGAAACCTTTTGAAGTTGACCAAAGACATTTGGGTTTAGAGTAAACAAACCTAACACACTCATTTGACTTTAGTTTATGCAACATGCAATTTTTCTAATTCCTCATAATCAGGCGGTTTGGAGCAAGCTTTGCCACAACAACCGCCACAGCAACCACAACATCCGCAGCAACCAGTCATAAATAACAAACACCCTAAAATAAAAACTAAAACAATCATAACAACTGCAATTGCCAACCACACATACCAAGGCCATTTAACATACCTTTCATACCTACCAAGTTCTGATAAGGTAATATTTAACTTCTTAACTTCTTCTGCTATGGAATTCAACCTTTCTATTTCAGTGGTCAAATTCAAATTTGTAAAATTAAAATATATATTTTTAATTTCTTCTAAGGCCTTTGATGTGTTTTCATAAAGGTTGTTAAAATCATCACCAATATTGGGTAGCTGTGGCAACACAACACTACCTATAGTGTTGTTAACAAGTGTGTAATTTGCCTCACAACTTATATAATGTACAATATCACTATTAGACACATTTCTTGGATTATAAATGTTCCTAGGTGAGACCATCCATGTTCCATTAACAAACACAAAAATACCATCTTTTGGTGCAATGCCTGTGTTGTTAATACATAATCCTGGTGTAGTAGTGACATTAATATATTGCACAGGTTTCATTGTGAAATGTATAAAGAAAATACCATCAGGTGCATTCTGCATAAAACTCATAATATGTTTGCCATCACCACAAAACCCATTTCTTGTAGACTGTGCATACACACACTCTTTAATAATAGAATTAACAGTATGTTGTGTGGCCTGCATTGCTGACACTTTTATCTTATAATTGGTCATAAATGACTGTAAAACATTTAACCTACCATTTATAAGCCTATCCATTTGCTGGTCAGCTTCCAACTTGTTTAAGCGGTTGTTTATAGTCTCAAAATTATTAGAAATTGCACCAAAGTTTTCTTGCAAACCATCAACAAGTGCCATCATCTGAGCACCATTTTGGTTAACAACTGCCTGTATAACTTCAAATCCTCCTGCTACTGTTTTGGCCAAATTAGAAACATGGTCTACAATACCATTAACTGCATTAGCAATCTTTTGTATATCACTTTGCATAACTTCTTGTGTAATCCCGAGTGCATTCAACCGAGCACTCACAGCTGTATTCCACGTAATCATACCTGCTTGGCCACCAAACATGCCTGCTGACACAGATGCTCCTGCAATGGTGCCATACATGGCGATAGTAGCATCATCCATAATAGGTGGAACTACTAACATACCATTGTACTGTTGTGCACAAAGCAAATCATTAATAGTTTTATCCTTGTGACAATCATAATAATCTTTGTAAAATTGTGGACCTGTGGTAACAATTTTGTCAAACAAAAGGTCTTCTATAAAACTGCGTGTACCTCTTTGTGGCATTAACCCGCTAAAATTAAATGAACCATAATCAACATTGAGCCCCTCTAGAGCTACAGTTTGTAATGCATCAAGTTCTAAACTAGTTAAAGATGCCATTACTGTGTTGACATCACCAGTAATTTTTGTGCAAATGTCACCATACTTCTGTAACAACGTCAAACAATGTATGTTTGAGTCACACACAAAGTGTTGGCAATCCACTTGCAATTTTTCCAAACGAGTTTGGTAATAAGCAGTACTAGTAAAAGGTTCATAACTGGTTGGCAAGGTTATATTATACATACCTGAAATTGGCACCACATAATCATTGGTTTGTTTACTAGGAATAAACTTGTACACATCCATAGATTTATTAACATTTGCACAAAATCCATTACCCAAAGAGTAATCACATGTGTTCAATGTTTCATTAACAAAACCTGTTTGTATACAACCTATAGTGGTATTGGTGCCATTTTCCCCACAAAGTGATGTACTTATAATAGTGTGGTTATAAGTGGCGTTATTAACTATTTTAACAACAGATTCAAACAAACAGGGTTTAACTACATAACTAACACCATCAATTCTAACATATTTAACAACACCATTGTGTTTCAAAATGTTGGTGTAATTAGATGGGTAAGTTGTGTTAAACTGTGTCAAAATTCCTTTAATTGTTTGTGAGTCAAACGTAAAAGAAACACAAACATTTTGGGGGATTTCAAAAGTTGTGTTTTGTTGTTGGTACATACATGTTTGTGTGTCACCACTAGACAAGTCAAATGTGCCAACAATTGCGTTTTTAGCAACCAAACCTGCTGCACCAGTGGTGAAATAGCCATAATAAGACACACACTGACCGGGTAACAGTTCTAACAAATAAGCATTAGTTACAAAACTAACACTAATAGATTTAAAACACTGTGTATTGGCAGATGCAACATCAACACCCACACACTGTTGCCATAGTCTACTGGTACCATCAGGGTTTTTTAAAACCCATGGCACTACAACAGGAGGTATGGTGTAATTAACACCACCCCACCTCTGTGGCAATAGTGATATGTTCAACAAACCATGCAAATCATAATCACAATTGGTTAGAGTCGCATAAAAACCTCCTCTTACCACTAAGTCCGCATTTACTTTGTTTGTAACACACTTTGGTGTGGATGAAAACCTTTGTAAATAAACAACTTTCTGATGAACTGTTCTAGAGTAAACACCCCTATTTAAATTAAATGTTTTATAAGCACACTGTAATGATGACAATTCATCATCTGGGTTGCACCAAAGACTATTAACAATATGACCACTTGCGTTTGTTTTTAACAAATAAGTATGTGGAGACTCAAGTGAATTTGCATACCACCCATTACAATATAATCCATTTAATGCAGGGTCTCCACCATACCACTGTGGATCAAAAGGTAATTCTATTGTAACAACTTCCTGTGCTAGCCAATGCAATGTTACAACGTTCTTTCTCCAAATAACACCTAATGTTACAACTTGCAAACCACCTGCAACCTTCTCAAACACACAATTTGTATACACCAAACTAGATGTGTTTGTATTGTCAGTATTGTTAAGAACTCTAAAATAATTACAAATTGTAACATTAACAAACAAACTACCACTACTATTGGTAATTTTAATATACAAAGACAATGTTTCATTTGAAGGTGTTTTGGGTTGTAAAACAAAAACAGTTGTCGTATTGGCAACCACCCAAAAATTATCACCTTTAATTGTAAAATTGTCTTGATTGTAAACATATGATGGCACAAATTGTGTCACAACAAACGTAGAGTTAATTTCTACTGATGACAACATTAAAAATTGTTTATAGTCAATAGTAACATTAACAGAACTACACAGGTTAGTTGTTCGTGTAAGAGTTTTATTCACGACATCTGCAACATGGTAATTACTAATTTCTGGCACAAAAGTGTGTGATAACCCATCAAACACAAAACCCGACACTTGTTGGGTTTGATAATAACAATGACACGGTTGTGTAACACAAAACTGCTTCACAACACAACCATTGAAAGTAACACTGCTACAATTGCTATAAGTAATTGTATCGCTACTATTAAAGGTGTTTGAAGTATTACTACTAGTGCAGTTAACATCAAAACAAGTTTGATTGGTGGTGTAAAATGTTGCATTGAAATTAAAGGGTTTTTCACTCTGAACAGTAATATTGTGATAACGTGCATCCAAGTTGCAATAATTATCAAAAGGAACCACAACATTTTGTAATGATACTGTGACAAGTGATAAGAAAACTAGTATCAACATTTAGTTTACTAATGAATCTGTTGATATAAGTAACTTACCGTTATCTCTTACTAACAATTTGCCACTTTTAATTAAACTTAAAACCATAGGGTTTAAAGTTTTTAAATTACAAACATAGGAACCTTTTGTTTTTAACTGAAATTTTGCAACATCAAGTATAGAAAAATAACTCATCTTCATAATTGTACTATTACGCCAAAATATATAATTACCATGCATAATAGAACCATCAATAATAGGTTTTCCACTATAAGGTCCTAAATAATTTACACCTATTAAAAATGCCTCTGAAGATGATGTATTTACAGATGCACAAAAAATTGTCCAAAATTCAAATCTTTGCAACTCTTCATACAATTCTTTAGACCATGAATACTCTGTAATTTTAACTGCAATAGTACCTCCTAAACTTAAATTTTCTTTAATAAAACCACATAAATATGTAAAAAACCCTTGACAACCTACATTACATTCCATTGTTTTTGTAGCAGGGTCATACATATCACTAACAACAAGGTCAAACTTATCTTTGACTTTTATGGTTTCACACCTACCAACAACACTTACATCTGCATCACTAACATAGTCAACCATATCGTTGTCTATAATAATGGCGTCTTCTGGCAACCAGCTTTTTAACACAGCAGACCCAGGTGCCACACCACGACCTGCAGCACCAAAGTGCATGCATCTCATTTTATGTGGTGCACACATAGTTGTAGTGTTAAGGTATTGACATAATTGTGTGTACTTAACTACATTACCTAAAAGACCTGGAGGCAAATTGACAGTCTCGCCATAATTTGGCAAATCACATGGTTCAATACACATGTTCTGACACTTGTACAGTGATGGCATAGTGTAACCAGGTGCCCACTGCCCTTGTAATGTTGGGTAAAACGTTTGAATTTTGTTATTTTTTGCCCACAACATCCAACGGACGGGTTTGCAATCAATGTTCACAGTATGCACTTTGGAAACAACACTAAGATTCAGTGTTTTCAAAATGTTAACAAAATCATCCAACAATAAATCTACCATTGTGCAAACTCTCTTGGATGATGGGTCATCCACATATGTAACAGTGTAACAAGAAACAGATGATGTAGAGTCGTTGTAAAATGCATCTAAATCAACAACACCGTATTTAGCCAATCTTACAACGCCTATAGAAAGATGTAAACCTCCAATCACACTTTTGGACACATCACCATAAACTAGGTGTTCGAAGTTAAAATCTTCCAAACCATATTTAGTAATAAAAACACCAGTGTCCAAATCCAAGAAGTCTTCTTCCATTTGTGTGAGTGGTTTGAAATTGTCCAGAGTTCTACCCTGTGTTGTGTAGTTGTCCTCTAACACAACATCAACACCATTCTTCTTAACATAAAAATAGAACCCCACATCCTTAACACCATCTCTAACATACACGCCATTAAAAAATCCATATGGTACATAAAACCCATGTAACTTTTTAACACGTGTGGTAGAATAAAGCACTGCATTTTTAGAACCTAAAAATCGTTCATAGTGGCCTGGTACACTATTGTCATAACAAACTGTCATACCATCATGCAAGTCAATGTCTGTGTATCCACAAACACCATGTGTCATGTTTAAAAAGGGCATTTCAGCAACATAATCCCATAAGGTGTGTTTGTACAACATATTCACACCTAAATTTTTTAACACACACAGTGCAGGTGTAAGACCAGTCTTTCTTTTGGCATAAAGTTCAAAGGCTACATTAGTGGGTAAAGGTGTGTTGTTTTCAAACACACACTTATCAAACCCATCTACTTTTGCAAAAACCTTGTTATCAACAATAGCGACTGGCAATTCACCTTGGTCACCACTAAAACAACCCTTTGTTACTACATTATATGCAAGATTCTCTAAAGACTGCAACACAGGTTTCCTCAAAAGGGCCCATAGATGGTATAAATCAAATGTTTTAGGAACCCAGAAAGTGAAACCCTGCTCTACAGCCAGGTTAAAGCACTCCAGGTACTCTTTGTACATTTGAACATGTTTTCTACAACCGGCACCACCTACATTACACTTCGTAAAACAAGTGTTGCTTCTAAGGGGCACCATGTCATAACTACCATCTACCTTTTCACACTCTGTGTCATCAAAAAAGAAAAATTGCATTGGTTGTAAATGGCAAAATGACCGTCTGTCAAATGGTTCTGTATAAAATGCATGGTTGTTAACATAAACACAACCACCATTAGGTCCTAACAAACTAAGTGGTGACCGAGTTCTAGTATCAAACCGACATACAACTGCATTCTCTGGGTAAACATTTACATTACAATTCCAAAACATGGTTAAACCATCTTTAAACATGGATTTATGCTCAATGTAATCATAGGAAAAAACCACAACATTGTCATTAACAGGTTGTTTGTCAAAGAATTTCCAAACAACATCGACCTCTGAGCATTTAATACCTTTAGGATTGCCAATGTCATAAACAGTCTTAACACCTGTGGCTTTTATTATAGCAGTCATGAGGTTTCGTTGGATTACACGAAGTGAAGCATTAAGTCGTTTCTCACAACTTATAAATGGGTATGTAATATCCCAATTCACCTGTTTAACAAAACAATCATGAGCTGCCAAGCAATGTGTCATTATTGCGTCTCCTGATGCAATATGAGCATTGCGATGTAAATTGCAATGTTCGTCATGGGCAACAGACAATTTGCCAGAATAGCCCCACGTTTGAATATCCACAACAAAAGGGTTGTACAAATAATCACAACCAAAACTGTGGTCAAAGCAACAATACTTGTTTTCAGCCAAACACACACAAGATGCGGTTTTACCACAAAAACAAGTTTTATGGGGGCCAATTTTTGCAAAGTATCGTAATGTTGACAACTCCAACCCACAAGCCCATGTAACGAAAATTACAATATCACTCTTTCCTTTCAACTGATCTGAACACATTTGCACAATTTGTCTTCTAACAGTAGACCAAGGTTTGCCCTTACGTAACAAAGGTATTAAGTGTGTAAATTGTTCTCCTGGTGGGGCACGAGCCTTGACAGGAATGATTTGGTTACCACTACCTGTAACCACACAACCCTCTGGTTGTGCAATAAAATCAATACCTGTTGAAAAACCAAGTTGTAGTGGTACATTGGTTCCGATGTTTTCTCCACAAACATGAGCTGCTTCAACATCGAACCCAATCCACCCTCTTACATGCTTGATAGCAAATGTGCGAGTACAAAACAAACTATGGTAACCTGGTACTGTTTGGTCCAGTTTGAAACCCAACATAGAAATCACATGTTCATATGTAAGATTACTTTCACCAAACCAAACAGCAAGATTACCTGATTTGTATTTGTCAGAAAGAGCTTCATAAGTGTGTGATTGTGCAGGATTGAGTGTAAAAACATTTCTATAACAATCCTTAAACAAACCAACACTTGCTTGAATCTTTGAACCATCCAAAACTGTAAACTTTAAACTATTGTACATCATTTCATCAGACATAACACATAATATTCCTTTCTTAGCTCTTGTAACGGCAACATTAAACCTATTAAGGTTGCACGCATGCAAGGAATCTGAAGTTTGTGTGTAAATAACATAATCATATTCTGACCCCTGTGATGAATCAACAGTTTGTGTTTCTAATCCAAGCATTCTTCTAGCCACACTATTTTGGGCGTTATATGGTGAGATTAACACAGCATTCTTCCACAACTGGTTACCAGCAATAAATTTCTTAACAAACTGTAATTGCTGCAAATTAACAGATGAACCAGCTTCTACTGTAACACGCCCTTTTAAGAAAATTTTAAAACACTGGTTAGACAATTCATTAACAGCTTTAAATTTGTTGTCGTAAACCAACTCAGACACTGTTTCAACAACCTCTTTAGGACATCTATAACAGCGTGACAAAAAAATGTCAGGTCCCAACGAACACATTCGCTTTGTCACACAATTGTAATCTTCTGGTTTTAAAACACCTCTAGTCACAAGTACACGTGGTGCTGGAAGTTGTTGAGGGTCTCCTATGTATACAATGTGTTTATAACTAACACGTGCATTTACAACACTTAAATCATAATTTGTACACATAGAAACTTCATCTACAACAACGATGTCTACATTAACATCCGGTAATGCATTTATTGTTGAAAAAATGTACTTTTTAGAGGTGTCATTGGCAACAAACTTGTCAAAAACATCCACACGACTCTTTGTAGGCACAATTCTGGTACAATCTGTAATTACCAGATTCCTAAAAGCTTTACAACACAAAGAATCTGTGGCTGCGTGGGAACACGCTGTATACAAAATCCTAGCTGAAGGGTAATACTTAGCAATTCCTATAGCCAAATGTGACTTACCACTACCTGGTGGACCTTGCACAGTTGTTATAGTTTGTTTACCAACCAACTGAAAATAAGGAACCAAGTTTGTAAAATCTTTAGACACAATTAAAGATGGAATTAACTTATAAATGGTATTATACTTGGTTTGGTTACAAATTACAGGTGCTGTCAACTTTGCCACATTGTGTGATGTCAAGACAAACAACATACCAGGTGTCAACTTAACAGTTGCGGCTGTCTTGACATACACACTATTAGGTGTGGTATCACTTTTTTCAAAAATAAACTCACCAAGCTGAATTTTTGCATCTTTATTTATAATATACCCTGTAAAAACTGAATTTCTGGTCAAGGGTGGTTTTACTTTACCTTTTTCCCAATTTAAAGTAATTTCACGAACAGACCCCACTGGGCTTATAACTTCTTCTAAAACTGCAGACCCGTAAGTAAGCTTAAGGCTCTCCTCTACAGCTTTAATTGTCTCAGCAGCAAACAACTTCAAGTTGTCAGGTGCGTCGTTAGCCAGGACATAGTCATCTACACAAGACCAATTAGATGTGGACAACTTGTTAAAAACGTCTATGTCATCACTACCAGAAGCTGTACTTTTATACAAACCAAACACAAACCCGTTTGTACAAATTGGAAAAGCCAAACTAGGTTTGTGGTCCACACAAAAGTATCGTAAACCTGACAACCATAACTTTTTCACGTCTGAACAGTTACAATCTGTAACAGAACAAACATATGGTGTTATTCCTATTATAAAACTGTGTGGGGTACTCATTACATGGTCATAAGCACATTTGCAACATAAAAATGGCCTTCTATTACAATCACCACATCTTAAAATGGTTTGAGACCTGCACACAATACATAAACCTGCTGCTTGTAACACAGATGGTTTTGAGTACATTGCACTATAAAATTCCTCTTCCCAAAACTTACATGAGGATTGTGTGTCCAAATCAACCGCAAAATCCTCCATAATTTGGAACTCCAGCCGCTTATGCATTAACTTTATCCAATCTAACAATGCATAAAACACAGCTGCTTTTTCTGGGTCACCTGTCTTTGTTAGAGGCCAAGCATCAATAGCTAATGACACAATTCTCTCTGACATTAACATATTATCAGATTTAACAATATCATCAACAAATACACCAGCAGACAATATCCTAGATGGGTCTGGTACTGGTAAATAATAAGGGTCACCATTACCATCTTGCACCATTATTGTGTGTTGTGAACAAAACTCATGTGGGCCTTTTTTCAAATCACTTTCAGTCCAACATTTGGCCTCACTCATAAAAACATTATTTTGAAAATAAAGTAGGGATTTAAATGCTGCAATATCTGCAACATAACCCACTGAAGCATAATCTTTATTAAAACACACAACACCATCATCTGACAAAATCATCATAGAAAAGTGTTTACACAAAAAATTATAATAATCTGTAACAAGTTCTTCCGTAATAGCACTACCTCTGTAACAAACTTGATAAATACTCCTTTGTAAATTTAAAACAGTCATATTATTTATCTTGTTTGAATCTACAGAAAGTAACCTATTCACATTAGAAGACACAGCTTGAAAAATATTAAAAACACTATTAGCTGGTGCTGTTGTTGCATCACCTGAAGATGTACCACCAGGTTTCATATACAAAACATTGTTGCAACAAGCAACTTCATTTAAAACCTGTGCCATCTCATTAGTTAGTCGGTAAAATCTATCCGATTGTGTGCAACACTGCATATGTTTAGCTCCAAATACCATGGCTGCCAGCATTCTTAACATACTAGGCATAGCTCTGTCACATTTAGGGTAATCCCAACCCATTAATTGTGGGTTGTCCACATCCTTAATTAAATTTTTAAGCATATTGTCCCAGCCACCGTAAAACTTAGTAGTACCTATAACTACTGCTGCATTACGTGTGGCACAAATTGATTTTTGTACTTTTTGATGGTAGTGACGTGTTGTCATTGTAGAAACAAGTGATACACCACACACAGTGCGTGCTCTGGCTTTCCCACTAATAGCATATTTTAAATTAACTTGCGTTATAGTGGGTATAATATTCCTTTTTGTTTCCTCAAACAATGCGTCTTGTTCCTCAAAACTCAGGGTTTCATAATAAAGCCGGGCCTTGCCGAACTTATTAAGAGGGTAACCGGCACTTTTATCTAAGTTGTTAATAACAACTTCTCTAGCCGATATACAACCACCATCATAAATATCAAAGTACTTAGCAACAACACGCTTAACAAACAAAACCATTCCTATATCTAAAACTGTACACTTATTATATCTATAATAACTATAATCTGTAATGGCAGCATCACCTCCTTGTGCAAAAAAGAAGTGTTTTAAAGTTATATTTGAACCCTCTTTGAAAAACCCCCTCTCCACCAAAAAGTCATAAAACTCCTTGTTGAAGTTGCCTGGTTTTACAGTTTGATAGGTGACTTTATTTCCCAAAGCTGCTACAGCCATACAAGGTGTTCTTTTATCTAGAACAGCATTTGATGAACCTACAAGCAATGTGGGGTCACAACAAAATTTAATCAAATCTGTCATACTTAAATTACTACAAGAGGACACAACATCCTTATTATAAACAATACCTAATTGTTTAGAGTGATAACCACACGATGTTATAACAGGTACACCGTCTATAGTAACGCGTTTCACTAGCGTACCAAAAGACGTTTCTGGTATAACAGTAGAAAACAAAGTATTCCAATTTGAACAATGTAACAAACAATCATCATCATGGCAGTCTACACAATTAGGATGGTACACTCTGTCCCAGTATTTAAAATACTTACAAAACAACTTAAGTTTGTAATCTGTGTAATCATAATGTTGTAAATCAAACTTTTTGGGTTCACCATTTACAAAATTTTCAACATCCAAACAACGTGTAATACCCATAATGGGCATAATATAACTAAGGTAACTGGTTACAACAGGCACTCCATAACCATTTGCAGTAAATTGGAAATCCCCAAAATCATAAAATTTGCCATTCAAATCTTGATTATCAAGGGTTACAACACCAACTAAGCCTTTAGCAACCATTAAATCACACAATTGTACACATTTGAGTAGAGCGTTGTTTACAACACTTCCTAAGTTTGCATAAACACGCCCCAAATCTTCATTTTCCACAGGGTCAAACCAATTTTTGTTGTCAAAATATTTTTCATCACAGCAACCAGTATCAACCAATATTTCTTTGAGTACATCACAATTCTTCTCATCGAATTGTCGCAATGCATAACAAAGATCCATCATTGTGTACTTTGTAAGGTTGCGTCTAACAACATTCCCTGTTACAACACCATCTCTAAAATTAAAAAATGAATGTTCTGCTAATGCGTCACACTTAAGCAATTCATAACATTTTTGCTCATGTTCGGCATTTTGAGGTGTGCATTTTTTTACTATGGTGTACAACTTGTTGTCTGGATTATAAAATCTTGCACAATTTGTTTTTAAAAACAAACCCATACATGCTACTTTAGAATTATACAAATCAAACGCTCTTTGTACATGGTGTGTATTAAAAGACTCACCATTACAAGGGTCTAGTCGAGCGCCACTAGACCCTGTAACTCGTTTAAATAACTTTCATCTTTACCCTGAATTTGGTATGATCTGTTACAAGTACAGCCAAATTGTTTCCAACAAGCACAAACAGGGCAAATTTCATTTTCAATAACAAACCTAACAGGATCTACTGTACCTTTAGGAACTTGAACAAACTTTCCTTTTAACTTACAGACACCATCATAACCAGGGTGTGCTGTGTATGACCTGCAATATATACAGACTGACGCACCACCATACGAATCTTGGTTGTATGTAGCCTCAGGTCTTGGTGTTATAGCCATTCCGTTACCCGTCCTGTCAGTCAACATTTTAACACAACTTTTTAAAGGGTTTTGACCGGATTTTACATAATCCAAGTATGTCTTTTCTGGGTCAACAGAAAAAGCACACATAGACAGAATATTAACATTTTCTGGGACTTCTGTACTTTTACCAGCTTGTAACCTTAATGTACTACCAAGATGTCCAAGTACAGCACCTCTACGTAGTGTGTTCAAGTTTTTAACAAAATACAAATACATAACCTTTTGACCTGTTGGAGTGTCCACTAGAAACCTAGCAGGGCGTTCTAATTCAACAACAACATCCCCATGCTTAACAACGGTTAATGTAGGGTTTTCTGATTGTACTGCAAAGAGCCAGTTTTTACCTGCCTCGTTACCTGTAAGAGCCATAGCATTCACTGAACCCTTTTCGGATTCACAAACAACACTTTTAACCTTAAGCTTGGTTGGTGTTATTTCATTATTTTGCAAAGCAGTATCTCTAGTACAGTTTAATGTTAAGGGCCACACCATAGAATCGCTATTTTGCCTTACATCAACAAAATTAACGTCTTGGTCATCAGCATTCAAAATATTGCTAACAGTCCAAACAGCACCTGCGTAATGGATTTTTCCATCATCCCAAAGGCTCTTAAAAATGTTAGCATCTGGCACTACAACAACAAGTTTTGAACTTGTTGTGATAGGTATTATATTAAGTGGTACCACATTATTTTGTGCTAATTTTAAGACATTGTCTATGGCAGACATATTTAACTTTTTCAACATACTCATCAACAAATGATGTAATGATGACATGGCTTTAGTTTTCCGGTCTATGGCACGTGCTTCCTTAAACATGTTAACAGAAGCCTCTTGTGCCATACGCTCTAATTTTGCAGCCACAGATTTAGCATGATCTAAGTCATTCTTAGCCCTGTTAACAGATTTCTTTAAATGCTTAATTACTTGCTCAGAATCACCTCTCTGTATGGCATCCTGTAAATCTTTATTGGCCTGTTCATATGCAATAAATTCTGGCATTGATGCAAATGTTGAGGCACAAGCCTGCAATAGAGAGTCTTTTTTAAAATACTCATCCAACAGGTCTGTCAAATCAACATTTGCAGACTTAGACGTCAAATAACCAACCATAGCTGCTAACAGTGATACTGCTTTATCATGGTCTGTTTCAAGCAAAATCTGGTTGTGCATATCTACACACCACTTCCACTCAGCAGAACGAGCTTCAACACGGCACTTTTGCAAAATACCTAACAAAACTACACTGCAGCATTTAACATCTGTCAAATTAGACTGCATGGATCCCACGCTTATAGAAGGATAGCCACCTATACCAGCCAATTTGATGTTAAGCAACAAAGCCTCTACTGCATTGGTTGGAGCTTGAAGTCCTCTGCTAACCATGTATCTAAACTCTGCCATTGAAACCTTGTATGTATAACAGCCCAAGTTCAATCTCAAAATCCTGTTTAACCAGTAAAAAATACCATAATAAGAACAACACAACCAACCCACACACATGTATGCTAACATTTCTGTTTTTGCTGTTGCAAAAAAGTCTGTGGATAAATAAACACTATTTATAATCATTGCTAATTTGTAAGCTAAACTTGTAACAGACAAATTGTTTGTGCTGAAACCGACTACATACAACCAAATAGCTGTGTAGTCATAAACACCATAAACAATAACATCTACAAGCTTATACAAACCATACAACATAACCATAACGTGTGTAAAACTGTATGTAACACACCTAAAGGCACTATTTAGTAAAACCCACAAAGAAAAGCAACCTATTAATATATCCAAAATTGACACTGAAATTATTTGACGTAAAGTCAAAAATCCCAAAACATTATCAACAAAATACAAATTGTCATATATTATAACACACACAGCTGGTAATACAAAGGTGTTCAAATATGTCCATTTATGCTTCACAGTTAATGAAACAAACATGGATACACATACACACACCAACAAACAAAACTTTTTCAAATCATAAACCATGCTTTGAAAAATTGAAAATCTTGTAAATGAAATACAAGTGCACAGTGACAACAAAACCCACAATAGGAAGAATGCTACAGATGTCTTGGTTTTCTTAAAAGACTGTAACTTCAGTCCTAACATTTGCTCACCAACGTCTGAAAATTTAAACTCATCTGTAAAACAACTCTGTCCCAGCACTGTTCTTTTGCCTATGTTTGAACTGTATTTCATAATAGCTGACAACAAAATGCTGGCTGGCACACCGGTTTTTGTTGCAAACATGTCACACTCTACACTATTTTCAAATGTAGAGTAACCATTGTCTACTGCCCAGCAATTGTATGTGTCAACAGTAACTGGTTCTACTGCTTTTAAAAACCAATTCTCACCATTTAAAAGTGCTGCATATAAACTAGCAACAACATTGTTTGTGTAAATTACATCTAAACCAGCATGTTGTGCAATAGGTTGGTCTTTCAAATTACCATACATAACACCATGCAAATTAGACCCTACATGTACTGAACCTGGTAGTTCCATGTGGTGCATGTAGCCTATTAGTAGCTTAGTGCCATCGGTTTTATAACCTACAGTACCACATGAACCTGCTAAAAAACTACCCTTTATAGTGTTGTTACTACGCAGGTCCACTGTGTACAAACCCTTTACAACACCGTTGTAGGCCAACAAGATTGTAAATGTGTCACCAGGGTTAAATGTTACAAAATCATAGTTATCTGGTGTGTGTGGATTGATCTCTTTTACTTTTAATTGTAAAACTGTGCCTGTCATTTTTACAGAAACTGGTGTCAAAATTTGGTTTTTAACAACAATTGTAAACGCACTAGGTCTTGTGGTTAAAACAAGTGTGTCATAATCCTGAACATGAGTAAGATTTTCACTAATTACATGCCTGGGGCAATAAACAGTGTCTCCTACCCATAAGCCATTAAGTGTGCTACCACAGGACACTGAGACAACACATTTCTCTAGTGGTCCTGGTGGGTTGCACATCTTCTTTAAACCAGCTTGTAACTTTGATGTGAGAGATATTGTAGGTGGCATGTAAAGAACATCATGTCCTGTTTGTTGAAACTCTCTTAAAGCTTTAGCCAATGCAGCCTTACAAGCACTACTATAATCAGATTGCTCAACACTACCTGACATATTTTTGTACTTATTGTACATATTGGCATAATCATTCAACAACTGTGGTGTTATCGAGTTCAACAGTTTTACAGCTGCATGTTTGTCCAATAAAAATGTACCCATGCTGGCTGTATCAAATGTTCCCACGAACTCATTGCCACAATACAAGGCTTTAGAAACATTAAATTGGAAAAGTGTGGGTGCAACTCTATACAATGTGTGTACAACATAAATCACAAGAAGCCACCAAGGTGTTACAGTACAATGTGCTATGATATAAACTATATCCAACAACACAGAGTTTTGTAAAGTGTTTGACACTGCTTTGTACATTATGGCATAAACTACTAAAACAATAACATTGTTTGAAAACACAATCATTATTGTGTTTACAACAGCTGCTACTATTACCATAAAAACAGCCAAACACCAATCACCAAACACACGTTTAAATTTCAAAAACACAAACACCATTACAACAAAAACTATAACACTGAACCACAAAACCAAAATACGTCCTGAAAACAAAACAACATCTATTGGTGAAACTGCAGTGTCATAAAAAAGTTTTACCAAATCTTTAACACCGCCAAAACAAAAGTTATCTGTGTTATCGTCGAAAACAATCCATTTGTCAACATCACCAACACAATAACCTTGTTTTGATTCAAAACAAATTCCTGCTTTACAATAAGTCATGGCCTTTGTTTCTACAACTCTATAAAGTGTATTCAACAATTCTCTGGGAAATGCTATATACCTATCCTTTTCTAATGTAGGATATTTTGTGTGTGGTTGTAACTGTTTGTATGGTTTGACATATTCAGTGTTAACATCTGCACAAAAGTCAACCTTTTTGTCTACAACCAACGTAGTACAAAAAGAGTTAAATATGCACTTTGAAGTTGTCAAATTCATGTGTTGCACACCATTTTCATCGTAACAAACACCACTATCCAACTTACTCTCTTCTAAAAAGAAAACTATATTATTATTAATATACTGAAAAGGGGCAGGTGTGTTTGGTCGTGTAAATGTGGGTGAATCATCAAACCGAGGGCCTACTATAATAGGGCAAGACCGACTGTGTGTAACCTCACCACCATAATACTTTTTATACCATTTATTAAAATCTTTATACGGTGACCACACACATTGTAAATCTTTTTCTAATGGAACAACATAACCATCTTTGATCATAGAAAACTTAAAGTTACTTTGTTTTAACTCAAGATTAGGGTGTTTAACATTATTGTAAGCTACTGAACTAGTTTGTATAAAAAACAAACTACTAGCTGTCAAAACACACACAACTATCAGAATAACCCACAAACTTTTAAACCAACGGGTGAGTCCTGAGAACCAAATAGTAGGACTTCCTCCCCTCTTGGGTGCTTCACAAGGGACAACCTGCGTAGATTTTGTTGTGTTAAGGGTGAAACAAAATTGAACACCTTTGTTTCGTGCACCATTAACAAAATATCTTTGTGCATTATCAGACAAGTTACAAAAATCTGAATTCCACACAAGTCTCAAACCTTTGTTCTTAGCAACAGCTGGTGACACAAAGCTAGATTCTGCACTTGTGATTTTTGCACAATCAACTGCAGATACATTATCAAGCTTTGTATAACTTAATAAAAAGTTGTTCCAACTATCATTAACTAAATCACATTTCCACTTGTAAGCAACATCTAAAATGGATTTGAACTTGTCTAGTGTGGTGTCTACTTTGGACTTAATAACAAAGTACAAGTCATCTAATGTGTTTACATCTTTGTCCACACTATATAAATCTTTTACCAACTTTATTTTACTTTTAACAACTTCTTCTTCCATGTTAAAAGAGAAGGAATCCAACAAAGCCTGATCAAGTAAAATTATAGGTTTGGACATCATCTGTGCAAAATAGGCACAGACCTGTTTGCCAAGGTCATAAGATGTTACATCACTATTATAAACAATACAATCCTCCTTTGTAGACATGGTTTTAACACACTCTGCCACACTATGCTCTTTTCTTCTAAGATCAGATGCATACTTGCGATGTGAGCGGAAGCCTGTTACTGGGTCTTTATAATAAACAAAATAATACCCTCCTTTAAAATCCACTTGATCGGCATTTATAAAACAAGTGGGGTATGTTGGTTTGATGGTGGTTTTGAACATATTAGAGACATCACTAGCCACACTAGGTGTCATAAATGTTGAACCACTATCAAAAGAGTCACACTGTGAACAAGGAAAGTTGTGTTTGTAACACCAACTTGTACCACCATTGGCATGCACATAGAATAACTTCTTTGAACCATTAACAACAATTGAAGACTCAATCTTCTCTTGTTTTCTTAACCTTGAACAAACTTTACACTCAGGTTTTGTGCAACCATAGATTGCATGCAAAACCAACTTTGCAACATAACAAACAAGGTTAAAAACAACAACAACAGGTGAAGTTGTGGAGAACGGCCAAAGCAGCCATGTAGCAGAAAATGTTACAAACCCATAAATTGTCAACAAATTCAAAATCCAAACTGAAACAGAATAACATATGTATAATTTAACTACAACATTACAATCAACCAACAATAAAAGAAATAAAACACTTGTTTTGGAAAACTGTGGAAAGTCGTACTTATTTAAACTTACATCCTTCCAAGAAAACCCTAAGTGTTTATAATTGGTTAATGAGTCCTGTTCTGCTGTACAAACTAAACAATCTCTAACATTACCTGTTTCTTCACAATAGTCAGGACGGTTGAAAGAACTATTATAATAACCTTTAACATACTCTTTACAAAAGGAGCTATTCATATCTAATTTCCACCAATTCCATGTGTTATGTAGTAAAAACATCATAATACAAGCTGTGGCTAACCAAAACACTATGTATTTGAGACGTTGTATCTTTTTAACAGTCTCACACACAACAATCTTAACTAAATTTTTCCCCACAACTTTTGATGTTTTAACCACTGACATTGCACCAGATTGTTCTACATTGGTTTTAATAGAACCCATCCAACAAATAAAGTTGAAAAACGTAGTCCAACAAAAGTTGAAACACTTGGACGTTTTCCTTCTAACCTCAGATTCTTCTGCAAACAATGTAACAGTGGTTTGTTTAACCTTCATAATATAAGTATAACACCATTGTAAACTAGGGTAAATATTTACTCCTTCTATATAATTGTACAACTTACCACACAAAGATACACTGGTAGCAAAAAACTGTCCGGTTTTGCCATTAACATATGTATCTGCAACAAAAGTGTAAAAATCACTTATACCTTCCCTTGGTAAGGGTTGTATAGGTGCTTTTTTAACTGGTTCTTTTGCCACTGGTTCTGTTGCTACTTGTAATGGTTGTACATCACTAACTTGTGTTTCAACACCAACATCACTCTGTTGTTTGATATCTGCACTTTCAATAGTACCGGTAGTCTCAATTTGATCAACTTGCTCACTACTACTGGCGTATGGTGTGTTGTAGGGTGTGACCACTTCGTAGTCTACAGGACCCAACACAACACTAGTTAGTACACCAGACAAGGCTTTAACTTTATTCATATTTACATCAACAGAACGAAGCTTAATAATCTTGTCTGCATCTACAATATAAATACTACCATCAGCAAACCATACAGTTTTGTAATGACCAGCATCAGGATTTCCAATGAGGCTAACAGCCATTTTAACAGGTGCATAAACTTTGTCAAACAAAGTGTCTGTTGTAAACTTGTCGTGATGGGCCAATGTGTGCACATAGCTATTACCCTTACACAACACCAACGATGTACAAACCATCTTATCACAAAACCCGTTATTACAAGGTTCTGTGTATTCTGTTGCCAACTTTCTATACACACAAACATCTGTGCTCTTCACATCATGAACACCACAGTCCTTACAAACTGTTTGCCATGTGGAATTAGTTTGATTTTGTGTGTAATTCATAAGTTTTGAGAATGTAAACTCGGCATCTCCTGGCTCACCATACTTGGTCCCAGATGTGTAGTAAATAAATGCCAGGAAGTCATTTACATCACACATCAAAAACTTGGCATAAAAATCGGCAATCGCATTGGTTGAAAAAACTGGTTTAACACATTGCAACATGTTTACAACAGCGTTAACCCAACAACAATTGTCTTTTTGTTGAAAACAAACAATTTTGTTTCCATCAATTTCAATAACTTTGGGCACAAGGTTGTTTTTAAAACACAACCTATACTGTTCAAACTTTTCACCATCTGGCAGACCATAATACAAATTCCAGTCTGCAACAGGCACTTTAAAAACTGCCTTCATATTGTCTTGATGTGTGGGGTATCTATTTGAAACATCAACACCAGCTATGGTACAAGATCCAAACTGCTCACCAAAGGTTTTAGTCAGCACAACATCTGTTGTTGTGTAATTGTCATCACCTTCGGAAACCAAAACTTTAACTTTTTGGACTTTCAGCAACTTCTTCAACTCTTCCAACTGTTGTACATCTTTACACGGAACTGTAATTTTGTACTTTTCAGCAGCACAAATAACTGTGTTCATCATAATATTTAACGCTTCACTTAAAGGCACACCAAAAATCCCACTGGAAAGAATAGGATAAAGAATTTTATCGCCAGGGTTTGCTTTGCACTGTAACTTCTCCACAACAGCTTTATGAGTCTGTTGAAGTTTTGTTTTGTAATACTCTTCCTCAAATCTAGGACCAACTGCATGTATAATCATCTTATTACACAAACCTGAATGGGATGTCACGATACATCTACCATTAAAAGGTTTCTTAACATTGTTAGATTCTGTCTGCAAACGTCCTTTTGAGGCTTTGTTCAAAAATCCTGCAAACCCACCACCATGTGACAACTTTTCATTTGCTGCATTAACAATAACATCAAATGTTTTAAAATAAGCCAAAGACATATCAACACTAGTTGATAAATCAAATGCCTGGAAAACAACACCTTTAAACTCAAAAGATGGCATTTCTGGCAAAATCACTTTAACTGGTGTTTGAGGTTTCAACTGCACATCGTCAACAAGTTCTGCAACTTTCTCTGGCACAACTTTTGAAATGCCAACTATTTGCCCGTCTTGTTGTTTGTCATCGCCAGCGGGAGTGGTGGTGTTACTCAAATTTTTAATTTGTTCTTCCACAGCCACAGCCCAAGAAATTGGGAAGTCGTTCTTTACGGTGTTATCTGCTTGTTTTAAATCGCCAACATTCTCTTTCTCTAATGTTGTGTCCAAAACAGTGTTGTCTGTTTGTTTTGATTCTTCAACATTCAGAGAGGAAGATTCTTGGTTGATTGTAACATCATCATCACACTCGACTTCCTCCTCTGAATCGTCACTATCGGACAAACACACTTCTTCTTCAGAACAATCACCTTCAGAACTAGGGTCAACAGCAACATCCTCCAAATCATCTTCAAGAGGCCACTGTGACACTATCATAGTACTTGCAATTCTCTTAACACCCTCTTCGTCATAAATATGTAGATCCGGTGGTGTTAAACCACGTTCTTCTAAAATTTCTGCGGCGGGTGTTAATTCCTTATAAATTAAAACAACAAATTGTGCATAAGTTGTGTCATTGTCAACATTAACACTTGGTAATACTTTACTACAAGCCTCACCAAATGAACTATTGACAACATCATCTTCATCAAACTCATAAACAAGTTTAATTCTGACCCACGATTTATTATCATCCCTGGGCACTTCATGAACAGTGTTATTATCATCAAAAGTAACACCTCCGCACTTCTTAAGGCACAATTTAACAATTTTACCACTGTCTGTAATTGGGTAGTAAAACACACCATCTTGATTCTGCGACTCAAAATATGGTTTTGCAACACCCTCCGCAGTGACAAGTGCAATAGTACCTTCCTGTGCAGGTTCTACATAACTGTGATTCTGAACATGAAAATGTCTAGCAGGAATGCAATCAATATTGTTTGCACAACGGTAATCATCCTCTGTGGTTGTAAACTCACGGAAACACTTAACTGTTTCCACAATTTGTGCATTGTTTACAGACACATCCGGTGCGTGTTGTTGTAAATGTTCAACAAACGAGGACATTTCATAGATTTCCTCGGTGTAAAGAGTGTCGGCAATTTGAGCAAAACCTTTGCCAATAACAATCTTCTTAAATTTAATAAAACCATCTGTAGCTGTTTCTGTGCATAGTTGTACAAACTGGTTTAAAGCATCAAACACAGTTGCTACAATGTCTTTCACAACACCTGAAACACCTCCAGCTAAGTTGTAAATAAACTTTCCATCCTTCAACTTAACAATGTAAGTTGAGAAAAAGTCTGAAAGTTGCTCAACAATTTTTAAAACAGCCACACTCACTTTTTCTAAAACACCTGAAATCGTGTCACACACTGTTTGCCACAGTTCAACGAACTGGGTACCTAAATTCTTTACCCAGTCAGGTGTCACTAGTGTGGTTATACAAACATCTTTAACCCACTCTTTGTAACACAACATGTTTTCACTAACAGGGTATGTTACACAATAATCGACACCATCAACGATGGCATTGTATGTGTGTGATAGCAAATTGAGAGGTGTTTTCACCCAATCTTTGGGTCCATAAACATCCTTAACATCACTATTAGTTGTCACACAACTTATAGCGACACACTTCCAGACATCCACTTTGGCAACAACACCAACCTTTTTAATGAGTTTGCCGAAAAGGGTGGCAACACTACCAACTTTTCTATCTGTACACTCAGATAAAATTGGTGTGCCTGGGGACACTATGTCAGTGTCATAAAACCCTAACATATTTGGTTTGTCACAGAAACAGGGTTTGTACACACCTGCAGACCATTTATCACAACAGGGGTGGTACTTTTTAACAAATCCACATGTTGTGAAAAGGTCAATTGCTGTAAAACTGCCATTAAGTTGGCAGTTAGCAGCAAGAAACCTAGTTTCAAAATTATTTGCAACAAAACCCAGTCCAAAAACCTCATAATCTATGGTAGTTCTAAGGTCTCCCTTTGGTACTTTTGCAATAGTCACCAAGCCAGTAAAGATGTGGTTTGGTGCTTCATCAAAGTACCCAGTGGGGGTGACAGAACGTAGCTTAGTCGCAGTTTGAGTGGCAAGTGGTGATTTAACTCTTTCCACTTCCCACGCAAGACAGTAAGTGTTACCGTCAATTACAACCTCCTTTTGACCCTGAAAGTGGTCCTTAAAAGGAAAGTTGGAGACAGTCTTAACTGGGTTACCTTTGTAATCACAAAGGTACTGATCAACATAATATTTGTTACGCTTACCACTGCTATTTTTTAGCATGTAAGCGCAAACAGGGTGGTTGTTTTCATGAGACTTGCAGCATGGACAGAAAAAGACACATGTGTCTTCTAAGTCATCAAACCCATGACCACAGTCAAAAACAACCAATGCGTCATCATTGACCTCGGCCTCATATGTTGTAAAACAAATAAAGCCCTTATAGACACTATTGTCAAAATCCTCAATAGGACCAAGCACAAGAGCGTCACCACGGTCAAAGAGAACATAAGATCCTTGTGGTAAAACAACCCTCTCAGGGTCCTCCACAAAGATAAGTTGAGAATCATTTTTCTCTAACGCCTTTTCAAAGCATCCAAAACAGTCACCATACAGGCCATACGCCCCATCAAGGTAGCGTTGGTATGTAGGACTATGGATGTGTCTGGTAGCAAACATGATTCCTAGTACGTAGGATACTTGTGCTGGACCACAAGTAGAGCCACAGTGTGTTATTCGTGACAGCGACGGAACACTGTCCTTATTTCCACACCACCTAAAGACGGAACTCTAGGTGCCAGGCAGGGTCGTGTCAACGAGGGGTGTTGAGAAACCCCCCGCGCCGGCCGTGCCAATGGTTACGCCTATGTGAATCACAAGCCAACCTTGCCTTTTGGCAAGTGGGTAGATGGGGGAGGTTTCAACACCTCAACCCCGATTTTAGTTTAGAGTTTAGTTCCCCGTAGGGGAGTGAGAGAGCCTAACACCGGGTAGGTAGAAAGGATATATTCTCAAATT